CCAATAAATTCTTAGCAACATTAATAAATTGCTCAAATGTTTTAATCTTACCACTAGTTGCTGCAGCCTTAAGTTTTTCAAATCCATTTGGATTATATGCTGCAACAATTTGGGCTACTACTTGCTGACTTCTCTCAAAATCAGAAGGTAATTCATATTCATGACCATTAGCATTAGTCATTTTTCTACGTTTAATACCATTTTCATCTGGCTCAAAAATTCTTTCACTATAAGTACCTTTTGGACTCTTAAATTTAAAATCCCATGCTTTCCATTCAGTATTATCATTTCGTTTACCAGATACAGGATCACTAATCCCATCAAATTCTACCATGTCATATACTCCCCATGGACCAAGGAAACTGTTATTACTAGGTGCATTAATACCGCCAAAACCACTAAAATCAAATGCTGTACTCATAAAATAAATGTATTAAAGATCAAAATTAAGGTCATCTAAAGTAATTGCTGCATCATCTACATCTGGAGTAACTGATGCAATCTCATCTTCTACATTAATTTCATCTATAGCATCTTCAACTTCTGGAGTTTCATTAGCCATTGCTTCACTAATCAAATAAAATGTTCCTTCAGTTTTAGCCGCAGAACCAATAGTAAATTCTGTACCATATTCTGATAGTTCATCATTATTTTTACCTCTATAAGAAACAGTATTTGATTTAGTTAATTTATTTCCACCTTTAGTTCCAAAAGAATCAGCTGTACCAATCACTGGTTTACGCTTTTTATTCTTGACTTCATATTTAATGTCAATTTTATCTCCTTCTTCAGCACCAAGTAATTCAATAGCTGCATTGTTTAATGAATATTTGTTATCCATTAATATCAATCTTGGTGTTGGATCATTATCTTCTACTTTCTTAGTAGTTTTAGTAGTCTTTTTCTTTACAGTACTTAGTTTTTCAGAAACTAATTCAGCAATATCTAAAGTTTGATTAGTAAGTTCACCAGTTTCTTCATCAACTAACTCTACAGTAATAATAGCACTATTTACTTTCATTCTTCGCCATTTTCAAATTTATTAATAGTATCTATAACATATTTCATATCTGGCTCAATGTACTTATCTTCAAAACATCCAGAAACTGATCTACAAGTATCATTTCCGTCTGTTCTTGTTTTAAATCTATATTTTACTTCATCATCTGTATCTGAAACATAACGTTCAGAATAAATTATATATGAAAACAAACCATCCAAATTAATAGCGTTTGTTAACATCTTTCCTGTAGTCCACATTCTATACTCTGGGTCAATATCTGTTCCAAAGTTTTCTATATGAGTAACAAATACAACAGTTAAATCATCACGAAGATTCATACAATACTCAATTAAATCATAATAGTTCTTCGCAAGTATCGTGAACTTTTCATAGCCCTTGGTCAAGGCATTTTGGAAAGTTTCATTACTCAATAAATAATTGGCATCATCTAAAACAATAACTTTAACTTCTGGTCTTGTTTTAGATACAATATTTAACATCTTTTTGATGTTATCATAATTATTATTAATATACCAATTCCCTACAAGTTTGCCTTCATTTGTAGTTACTTTTTTATATTTCTTTCTAAATCCAGGAATTTGAAGTTGTTTATTAGTACAACTTACAATAAATGTTGATTCTGGTTCTAGATATTTTAAAGAAGTGGATTTACCACTATTACTTAGTCCAGCTAAACAAATTATATTTGACATTATAAAATAAATTTTAAGTCTTTTGTTTGCTTATCTTCTATTTCTTCTATATCTTGTTTAATTTCTAAATCTTCTTTAAATAAGTTATCATAATCATTAATTTCTTCAGGTTTAGGAAGTTCTCTAAATATTCCTACTTTTCCATCAAAATAACAACAATCAGCAACATCACTTTCACCATATCTATTTTTTAGACATAGTATAGATCTAAACTTATCATCTAATTTTTTCATATCATACCCTCTATAAGAAGCTAATTTATCCCTTTTAGGATTATATAAAGCTAAAACTATCTCTGCATCTTCACTAGGAACTGCAGAATCTTTGATATCTTCTACACGAGGTTCTGAAAAGTTAAGTTTTAATCTTTCAACATTAGCTGAAGATCTATTAGACTGCATTAATACTAAAAAACTAGCATCAGTTCTATTTCTAATACTAACAATCATATTAGAAGCTAAATCAATTTCTTGTTTTTTAGTTCTACCTTCTTCAGCTCTTAATAAGTTTAAGTGATCTGTTATGAAAAATAAAGTTTGTTCTGGATTATTAGGTACATATCCTGTATGGTTTTTCTTGTCTGTAAAGACTCCATTCTCTTCTAAGTGATAAAGAATTCGACTATACATTTTATTAGCTGTAAGTCCTACATCTTCAATGATTAAGATGCGCTCAACAGATTTTAGCCATTCTCTACCTTCATTAATTTTATCAAGCTGATAATCCGATAATTTGAAATTTTTCTTTCTAGATAAGATCTCTTTAGCACTTAATCGAATATTATATTTATAAAACAAATAAATACTCAATAATTTAGCTAGTACTAAAGTCTTTTTCATTTCTAAAGAGAATAATACAATTTTTAATTTGCCATCTAATAGATGCTCAATTATAGGATAATATACATAAGAGAATAACATTGAAGAACTTTTTCCAATACCACTACCTGCAAATAATAGTGTATAAGTACTTTTAGTTAAACCATCAGTAATATCTTCTAATTTAGGTAACCCTAAAGAATAACCTATATTTTTTCCTTTTAGTCCGTCTTGTATTTCACTATACAGTAAATCTACAATTGTCATAGACTTTTTATAGTATCATAATTAATATTAGCTAATTTACCATCTCGCAAAGCTTCTAATTCATTCCAATTTTCATTAATTACAAAAGTAGCTATACTCATATTAATAAAATGAACATCATTATTTTGTTCCCATTTTAATAATTCAATAATTTTATTATGTTTATCAATATTCCATCCAATTGCCTTTCCATAATATCTAAAGAAATCTTCTGGACTATTAAACTTTTTAGCAATACCTCTAGCACTAAATAAAGCTCCATTAATATTAATAAACATAGGATATGTTTCAAATAATTCTTTACCTATTTCAAAAGAACATTTCCAAATATTTTTACCAAAATTCTTAGCGATTGGTATTTCTAATGGATCAAATCTTTGTCCTTTCAATGGTATTTTATAAGATTTTAAAATAATTCCTTTATTTTGTAATTCAATAAGAATATCTCTTAATTCAATATCATTTTCTTTAAATACTGGAATTAATCTAGATAAATAATTTTCTTCATATCCTTCTTGTAATAAAAGTATAGTTTTAATTACTTCTAATTGGTTTGGAGTAAGTTTATACTTCTCCATAAGATCTAACTCTGCATCAATAGTATAATCAAATGTGTTCAAACAGTTAAAAAAGTTAAATAGTGATTAATTTCACATCTTCTTTAACTGTAAATATGGTATTACTCTTTCGAGTCGGAACTTTTTACATACGTCTGCATAAATTGCTCACTTAATTTATTATAATCTTCATACATAGATTTTAGATCATAATCCCTCTCATAAGCTTTAACAATAAGTACATTTTTAGTAAGTACTGCATGTTCATATGAATTAATAATGTTTTGTAACAAAATTAAATCACATTTATTTTCTACTGTCATAATAGTATTATATTAAAATCGAAAAGCTAAATTTTGTATTGGTTTCTTATAAGTTTCATAAGGTTCTCCATTTAAAACTTTTTCAAGATTTTTTTCATCAATAGTTATATAATCACTATCTTTATGACTATTCTTAAACCATTGTGTTTCAACAGTCCCATTAATAACTATTGTGAATATTTCTGCAGTTTTTCCTGGTTCAAATCTAATAACTCTACCTGTCCTTTGTACAGCTTTAGTTTTAGAACTATCTAAACCAATAATAATAGCTACAGATAATCCTTTTATATCTAAACCTTCATTAGCTTTAGCACAAGTATTTAAGATTCCAGTATCTTTATTATTAAACTCTTCGATTGTTATTCTACCTTTCTTTTTGGACATCTTTCCAGTATATACATTCCCAACACCAATAGCTTCAGCCATTGCTACATTATTTGAAAATGTTATAATCTTTGCATTAGATCTAGCATTTATTATTTTTCTAGCTAATTCTAATTTTTTAGGGTGATTATTAATAAATTTCTTTCTTGCAGTAAGATTACGCATAAAACTAGCTGAATGGTTTTTAATTGCTTTAAGTATATTAGATTTAGTCGCTTGATCAGCATGTAAACCTACTAATTTATCCCTATAGTCTATTTGATTAATATACCCTTTTGGTCCAGCCATACTCATAACTAAAGGAAAATCCCATCCAAAAAATTCATAATCTTCATTAAATTTCTTTTGATATTCATCATAAACGTGAATATCATCTACATCAATTAATACTTGATATTCTGTAAATTTACTTACCCATCCACTTAATAATGCTTCACCTAAAGATATAGAATCAACTACTGGACATTTTTGTTCCATTAATATATGTTTTCCATCAAGTCTTTCAAAAGTAGCTGTTAATCCAAGTATGTAATTATATTTTATTTTTTTAAATATTAAACTAAACATATCAGAATTATATCTATGTATTTCATCTAATACTAATACACTACATACCCAATCATGTTTAATGATTGTATTAATAATTTTTACAGTTGCTATATCTTGTAAGCCTCTTTCTTTAAGTTGTTCCTCCCATTGTATTTGTAGTACATCTGTAGGAACTACAACTATTACTTTTAATTCTGGATAATGTTTATGTACTGCAGAAATAGCATTTAATCCTACTCTGGTTTTACCAAACCCGGTACAAGCAGTTATAGAGCCCTTACATTTATTTTTTACCCATTTTGTAAGACATTCATGTTGTCTAGCTGTTCTGTCTTTAGGTGTAAATAGTTCAAGCTCTTTCATATATTAATAATCCTCTATAAAAAACTATAGTGAGTAACTAAAAAGTTACCCACTAATAGTTGTATATTTTTATTCATCAGCAATATTCACTTTCTCAAGTGAGATTCCTTTTGCTGCAGCCACTTCTTTAATTTGTTTAATCCTATCCTCCCATTGAGATGCATGATATTCAATCTCATTTTGGAATCGGAATAATACTTTATTTCTTAAAGCTACTAACTGATCAGTAGTTAATTCAGAATATTTCTTACTCTTAAGATTTAACATTGCTCTAAACTCAGCATAAGAAAGTCCCGTTTGTAATGTTCTAGGCCGAGCATTTGCCTTTAATCTATGACGTTCCATAATAACGTCAATTCTATCTTTCAATTTTCCAGTCTTTTCATCTCTCTCTTCTAATTCCTTCTTTTCAGAATTAGTAAACCATACCCCTAACTTAATAATAAAATTCAGAGAAAGATGACTTTTATCAAATACACCTAAACTGTCAAGACAACCATCCATTAAACCACTAATAGTAATCTTACTAAATTCTTCTGGATAATTACTTACTACAGCATCAATGTATGTATCTGAATACTTATCTTTAGGATAAGCCTCTAATGCTTCTGGAGTATTAAGAAAATCTCTAACATCTTGTAAGAACAAGAATCTAGGATAATCGGGTCTAGTGTTAGGGATATTTCTCTTATATTTGTTTTCAATCCATCGAATAAATAATTCAATGTTACATTTCTTCTTTTGCTCATCTACAATATTGAGAAGATGATATCTACCTGGATTCTTCTTATCTTTACTGTAGAGCATAGACATACAATGCCTATAGAATTGATTTAATTGTTCTGGAGTAGCATCAATAAGCTTGATTTCTTCCTGTTCAAACTTACCATTTACTTCCTTTTTAGGACCTCTCCAAACATAATTGTTTATATTTGTATTTACACTTTTAGCTTCTAAGGCTTTATTTAATTTGTCTCCTATTACTCCCATAGTAATATATGTGTTTTATATATATAATATTTCATGATCTACATAATATATTCTTGATCTTGATTCTGTTTTTTAGTAATAAACTTTATAAATTCACAAGTAGTATATTTATAAGGGATCATCTTTCCAGTATTTTTATTATACCAGTTAGATACTCCAGCTTCAACCATATTATAAGTTAAAAAACCTTCTTCCCCTATTTTTAAAGATCTATGTTCCCAATTAGGATATCGGGTAACTAATTTAAATTGATTATCCCAATTAGTACAATTTAAATTTTCAAAAATATAATTAATATATCCTCCTGTATCACATTCAAAGCTTACTAATCTAGCTTCTATGGTTATCATTATAATCTATACAACCATATTGTGCAAAATCACATCTACATTTATCTATTCCGTCAAAACATGGATATCTTATACATCTTTTACAAGATCTATTTGGATATTTATATTTAACTCCAAACTTATCCTTATACAAATTTAATTTATCCATTATTTAAATAGTAGTAAAAGTAAAGATACAACAAATCCAGAACTTATACC